GATATTGCTGCTGCTTTGGAACTTGACCCAAGACAGGTAAATGGTATTATTACAGCTGCTTTTCAGAGACATCGTGAAGAACAGGGAGACGAAAAGGTAATTGTTCCTCTCATGGAAAGAGTTGAAGGAGAAATTGAAACTGAAACTGAAGATGGAAAAGTAAAGCATGAAACTGTTAAATTTATTAAGCTAACCGATGCAGGGCGTGCATTTGAAGCAGAGTGTGAATAATTTAGATCAACGGGTTAAGAAAACTTAACCCGTTTATTTATAGGTAATAATATAATGATATTATTAATTTTTGGCTGTATTCTATTATTAATAAGTTTTATTATACTCTATCGTGCTAAAAAAATTAAAATTTAGCGAATTGATTAGAATAATAAAATTATACAAAAAATTGGTTTATTAAAAATAGATTATAAAAATAATTAGGCACTTATATCAATTCAAAGACAAGAAATAAATAATTTATTAAAACAAAAAAATAAATTAAATGATAGTATAAAAAAAGAAAAGGATAACCTAGATAATTATTATGAAAATTTAAAATAGCAGGCTAATCAATCTTATGAATAGTATGTTGATACATTAGATAAATGTTATATAAAAAAAGAAAGAGAATTTAATAACAATATTTAGCAATTAAAAGAAAAACAAACTTAGATTGAAAATCAATTAGCCTAGATTAAAAGTGTATATTAGGCTGCGACCGCAGCCCGCATTAGAGAAAAATAGGAGCAAGAAAAAAGAAAATTTTATCAACTCCAAATACCTGATAAACAAATTGCAGATATAATAACATTAAAAAGTTGGAAACAAGACCTTAATGATCCTTCTATTGTTTCTAAAATAATTTGGTCATCTTATATTATAAAACCCACCTCTGATTTATGTAATAGAGTTATAGGTTCTTCGACAGTTTGTGGAATTTATAAAATTACAAATATTTTATCGGGTGATATATATATTGGACAAAGTGTTAATATATCAGATCGTTTTAAACAACATATTAAATGTGGGTTAGGAATAGATGCTTCCGCCACAAATAAATTATATAACAATATGCAAGAATATGGAGTATGGAATTTTACTTTTGAAGTTTTATAGAAATGTTCTCGTGATAAATTAAATGAAAAAGAACGTTTTTGGATTGAAATGTATCAATCTAATAAAGTTGGTATGAATATAACGAAAGGTAATAAATAATGAAATTTGAAAATACTTATGTAAGTAATTTTTAGGGAGCTTTTAGAGGATTACGCAATCCGCTTGAAAGTTGGAATAAATCAGATAGTGCTTTTGGAATTGAATCTACATCTGATTGTGATAAAGATTGGGAAATTGCAGACTTATATTGTGCAAAAAATAATATAGATATTGATTCAGATCATTTTTATGATGTAGAAGAAAAATATGCAGCATGGCTTAGAGAAAATGGAGTTTTAAAAATTACAAAAGGATATACTGAATGCGTTGAATATGCTTTTATTGGACCAAATGATCTTGATTTAGCTCATAGAATGATTAAAGCTGGCACTTCAGATAGTAAATTTCTTAGACAAATTAACGTCTCTGTTGATATAACTGCACCGTTATATTGGTACAAGGAGTTTGATACATACAAAATTGGCACCGTAGCAAATAGCACATCAACGATGCATAAACTCTCTAAAACTCCTATTACTCTTGATTGTTTTGAAAAAGATGATTATAATAGATCTTTAGTATTAACAGAAAAAGATACAGAAGAGGGAGTCATTGGATATTTTGTAGATGATATGGTAAAAGAATTGATTAATCATCTTGAAACTTTAAGATTATTATATTTAGAGACTAAAGATAAAAAATATTGGAAAGAATTAATTCGTTGGTTACCGAATGGGTGGCTTCAAACTAGAACGGTAACTATGAATTATGCAGTTTTACGAAATCAATATTTTCAGCGTCAACATCATAAATTATCTGAATGGCATCAATATTGTGAATGGATTGAATCACTACCATATAGTGAGGATCTTATTACTTACACAGGAGAAAATTGATTTTTAAAAAAAATTATGATATAATTATTATATAAGTTAGATAAAAAATAAATAAATAAAAATTTTTAAGGAGAAAAGAACGCATGCGTAAAAACATTAATCAAGAAAATATCGAAGGTAGAGTATATGAACATGATCTAACTTTGAAAACTGTACAGAATCAGCAGTCTGAAAATTATGGTAAAGAATTTATTAGTGGATCTGTAAGTGTAGCAACTGATGAAGCAGGATTAAACGTACTTACAGTTCATTATACATATGTTACGGCAATGACAAAAAGTGGAAAACAGAATGCAACTTATGGAAATCTTAAAAGAATTATGGAAGGTAAAACATGGGTTGAAAATGGAAAAGATGAAGCAATGAAAGTTCGTCTTACTCCTTCCGCAGCTCTTTATGATTTTTATCCGAATGGAGAAGATCGACTGGTTTCACAACAGAGAAATGAAGGCGGTTTTGTTTCAATTATTACTGATCTTAGTAAAGAAGGACCTGGACGTCAGAAATTTACATTTGATACCATTATTAAAAATGTAAATTTAGTAGAAGCGGATCCTGAAAGAAATATTAATGAAGATTATGCACGAATTGATTGTGCAATTTTTAATTTTAGAAATGATCTTCTTCCATTCACTCTTATTGCAAGAGGACAGGGAGCAATTGATTATTTTATGGGATTAGAAGCATCTCCTAATGAACCTGTTTATACTCAGGTTTGGGGAGAAATTGTTAGTACAACAGTAAAGATTGAAAAAACTGTAGAAAGTGCTTTTGGCGAACCAGCTGTAGATGTATCAGAAAGAAGACAGCGGGAATGGGTTGTTACAGGAGCTAAACCTGAACCTTATATTTTTGATGACGAAAGCACAATTACAAAGCGAGAACTTTCTAAAGCTATTGCAGATAGAAATGTATATCTTGAGGAAGTAAAAACAAGAGCAAAAGAATATTATGCAAATAGAGGTAATGCGGTCACCGCTTCAAAATCTACAGGTCCAGTTCCTAATAATACAGTACCTGAAGGTGGATTTAACTTTTAATAAAAGGGGAGATAAAATCTCCCTTTTTACTATGAGTATGAAATAAGAAAATAGTAAGGAGAAAATAAAATGGCAATTAGTTTAGCAAATTTAAAACCTCATAAAGTAAGTAGAGATCTTAGTGGATATATTACATATATTTACGGTCCCGGAAAAATTGGTAAAACGACATTCGGTTCACAAATGCCTGGTGCACTTATTTTAGCTTTTTAGCGTGGATACAATGCCCTTCCAAATGTATATGCACAGGATGTAACAACGTGGGCAGAAATGAAAATGGTTTTACGAGATTTAAAAAAACCTGATGTAAAAGAAATGTTCCATTCTATTATTGTGGATACAATTGATATAGCGGCTGCCGCATGTGAAAAGTATATTATTTCTCAGGCAGGTGTAGATACATTAAATCAAATTCCATACGGTCAGGGTTGGTCAAGGGTAAAAAGGGAACTTGAAGATACTTTTAGAGCAGTAACACAGCTTGGATATGCCGTTCTTTTTATTTCACATGATAAAGATAAAACTTTTAAACGTGAAGATGGAACAGAATATAATCAAATTGTACCTACTCTTGGTAATAGTTATAATTTAATTATTAAAGATATGGTAGATATTTACTGTTATGCCCATAGCGTATTAAAAGAGGGAGTTCCAAAAAGAGTTTTAACACTTCGTTCTTTTGATAATACTATTGATTGTGGATCTCGATTTAAATATATGGTTCCAGAGGTAGAATTTTCTTATAATGCTTTAGTTGAAGCTTTAAATAATGCAATTGATGAAGAAGCAAGAAATACAGGTCAGGAATTTATTACAGAAGAAAGAAACACAGAAATAGAAAAAATTAATTTAAATTTTGATTCTTTAATTGAAAAATTTAATTCATTGGTACAAACTATTCCATCAGAAGAAATGAGATATTATGCTCCAAGAATTACTGAAATAACAGATAAATATTTAGGTAAGGGTAAAAAAGTTTCTAATGCAACAAGAGATCAAGCTGAACAAATTTCTTTAATTGTATTTGATTTAGAAGAACTTTTAAATCAAGAAGAATCTGAATGATTCTTCTTGATTTTTTTATTTTTTTATGATATAATAAAGTATAAATAATAAAAAAGGAATTAAAAATGTCACATATTGTAAAATGTTTTTATTGTGGAAAAAGTTTTGACAGAGATAAAATACCTGCTATAAAAATAAATGCTCATAGATATGCCCATGAAACTTGCTCTGAGAAAGATGTAACAGATGAAAAAACAAAAGAAAAAATTGAAAAAGATAAATTTTATCAAATAGTAAAATCTATATATGGGCCAAATTATAATTATATATTAATTAATACTCAAGCAGAAGAATATATTTTAAAATATAATTATACATGGAGCGGAATGGCAGGATGCTTACATTGGTTTTATAATATTAATCACGGTGATTTAGAAGAAGGACACGGAGGAATTGGTATTATTCCGTACATTTATGATGAATGCCGTAAATATTATCAAGATATTTATAAAGCACAAGAGAAAAATAAGCAAATACAAATGAAGCGGGAGCCGGTGTATTTTAATATCCAGTCTCCACGAGCATGGGAACGACCGCCGCATTTATTAAATTTGGAGGATGAAGATGAAAATAGGTAAAAGATACTGGTGGTTCATTAATAATTATGAAAATAAAATAAAATCAGGTCTTTATACTGGAAAATATGATATAAATAATGGTAACGCTATTTTATTAACAAAAAATGGAGAATATTGGAGTGTTCCAGAAAAAGATCTATCAGAAAGGAAACCAAATAATGAAAAAAATCATTAAACATGGCAGTCAAAGAGAAGTTAAATATTATTTTATTTGTACCTCTTGTGGTTGTGAATTTGAAATGACTAATAAAGATTTACAGATGGAACAGCAATCTCTTGTATTTATAGCTTGTTCTAATTGTCCTGAATGTAATGAGAAAGTAATAGGAGAGCAGGAACTCGGATGAAAATATAGATACCTAAACCTTGTCTTTTTTGCGGAGGAAAAACGTTTTTAAATCATAATTTTAATACATGGTATGTAGATTGTTTTCATACTAATTTATGTAAAATCAAATCAGATACATGGCTTTTATCTTCTTTACCTA